TGACTGGAGTTCAGACGTGTGCTCTTCCGATCTAATCTTTGTCGTCAATTACAACACAATGATTAAAATTGACGACAAAGATTTTAAAGCAACAAATCCAGGTATATGGTCACATAGCCTACATAAATTAATGAACCGTGATAATTTTACATCATGGGACAATTACACCAAAGATACAATAGTGTTATGACTAACTCAACTTTTCAGGAAATATTTGCATATGGTAATTAAACAAGACATCCGCCCTAACAAAATGACCTTTATTAAAATTCGAACAGAATTTGAAGGGTATCATTACTACCCCAATGCAGGAGCAATTGACTCACGTATTCAGTTTCTTGAAAATGAACATCGACACATATTTAAGATAGAAGTAAAGATATCAGTTGAACACTTAGATCGTGAGTTAGAATTCTTTTTAGTTAAATGGGCACTACAAGAATTTGTTAAGTCTGGTAATCAAAATCACAAATCTTGTGAGATGATCGCTACTGATATTTTAGAAAATCATCTATTACCTAAATATGGTGAAAGATACTACGAGATTGTTGTATCCGAGGACGGTGAGTCCGACGGTATTATTGAGTACAAACCTTAAATTGTTCATTTATTAAATATTGAAAGGCTATCATGGCACATCCTACATATATCACAAAAACTCTTTTCATGAAACCAGAAGTCAATAAGATTTTTGATGATCTAGAAAACTGGTTAGACTATTGCAGATTCAATCTGCTGCCGTTTAACGAGGCAGATCTCTATCGATCACGAGACTGGAGAGAATCTCAGAGAGGTTCCGCAGAACCTCGAGAGCGTAAGCCATATCTTGGAAGTAAACCTAGAAGCGAGTATCGCCCAAGGTCAAATTAATGACTGTATTTCTTGTTGATTTAGAATCAGTTCCTACTCGATATACATGTGAGTGGAAACAGCATTTTCCACAACTCCTACGAAAGGCAGGACACCATGTCAACATTATATCAGGTCCTACGGACATTCCTAGTGCTACCACTCCTGGAGCATTTCTCAACTTTGGCGGCACTAATATCTACAAGGCTAAACAAGTTGAAACCATGGGTCGGCTATTTTGCGACGGAGCCGTTTGCGCAGGTGATCATTTTATATTTACTGATGCTTGGCACCCTGGTATCATCAATCTCAAGTACATGAGTGAGCTACTGGGCATACCAGTAGTTACACACGGCCTATGGCATGCTGGCAGCTATGATCCACAAGATTTTCTTGGTCGGCTAGTTGGCAACAAGCCTTGGGTTAGAAACGCTGAGAAGAGTTTCTTCCATGCATTTGACCACAATTATTTTGCCACAAACTTTCATATCAAAATGTTTGTTACTAATCTGTTAAATGACTATCCTACAGAAAATCCGTGGTTCGAAGAAGATTTAGCCGGTATATTGCACGACGAAGATCCTAGATTTGTACGCACTGGTTGGCCCATGGAGTATATGGTTGATACATTAGAAAACTATTGTACCAATCCCAAGCGTGATCTAATTTTGTTCCCGCATCGTATTGCTCCAGAAAAGCAAGTTGAGATATTCCGTGACTTAGCTACACATTTACCACAATACGAGTTTATTGTTTGTCAAGATACACAATTAGACAAACACGAATATCACAAGTTGTTAGGTCGTGCAAAGATTGTGTTCAGTGCCAACTTACAAGAGACGTTAGGTATTAGCTGTTACGAAGGTGCATTAGTTGAAGCAATTCCTATGGTGCCAGATCGCTTGTCATACAGTGAAATGTATTACGAAGGATTTAAATATCCTAGCGAATGGACACAAGATTGGGATAGTTATCTAGCGCATAGACAAGAATTGTGTCATCACATTATTGTTACTATGACACATTATGAAAAACGATTGCCGCAATTACGTAAACAAGCACAGGATTTAACTGAACAATTTTTTAGTGCAAATAAGCTGTTGGAAAATTTAAAGTGAATCGATTTCTAAACTTTTTAGATCGTGTTGGTCGCAAACGTATTGTAATGGATAGACAAGATAATGCACCTTATCTTGAACGGTATTATGTGTTCCTAAAAGACAGAAAACATTTCCCCTTTAATGTGTTCATTCACAAGTTTCTTAAGTCAGACCCCGATGATGTGCATGATCATCCATGGCCGTATGCTACACTTATCTTAAAAGGTGGATATTATGAATGGACTCCTGTATTTGATGTAGAAGGAAAGAAAATTACCGAAACATGCAGGTGGCGTGGCCCTGGACACTTTCGTATCTGTAGTGCTACTAGCTATCATCGTATTGAACTCGATCCTAATATAACAGCTTGGACTATGTTTATGCCTGGACCGCAAAAGAGAGAATGGGGATTTTTTGTCAAGAACAAATGGGTGCATAACGATATCTATCTAACAGAAAAAACAAAACAATGAATAGTAAAGAAATAGAAGTAATGAATATTTTGCAAGAAGAATGTGCAGAAGTTATTCAAGCAGTTAGTAAAGTTAATCGATTTGGTTTAGACAATTTTAAACCAGGTAAACCTAAAACTAATCGTGAACATCTAGAAGAAGAATTAGGTGATATGCTAGCAATGATTGACATCATGCTGGAAAAGAATGTAATATCGTTAGAACACTTAGAAGCTGCAAAGGCTGCTAAGATCGAAAAATTAAAACAATGGTCAAACATATATGAGTAAAATTAAAGTAAGCGAGTTATTCTACTCCATACAAGGAGAAGGGAAATATATGGGTGTGCCCAGCGTGTTCCTTAGAACGTTTGGCTGTAATTTCAGATGCCCGTCGTTTGGTCTACACCACAATGAAAAAACTACCGAAGTATTACCCATTATTCAAAATATAACCAACTACAAATCTTATAACGACTTGCCTCTTGTAAAGTCAGGGTGCGATAGTTATGCTGCGGTATATCCCGAATTTAAAGACCTTAGTCCAATGCTTACAAGCGAAGCAATCACAGATCGCATTATGGAAATTATTCCGCACAACGAGTGGAAAGACGAACATCTGGTTATTACAGGCGGTGAACCATTGCTGGGATGGCAACGTGCTTATCCAGACTTGCTTAATAATAGTAAAATGAAATCGCTAAAAGAGATTACATTTGAAACTAATGGTACCCAGAAACTTACTCCAGAATTTAAAAGCTATCTAACTAAATGGAATAGAGAAGTAGGTAAAGAACTTACATTTAGTGTAAGTGCTAAATTGCCAGCAAGTGGTGAAAAGTGGGAGGAAGCAATTCTTCCAGAAGTAGTGTGTGAATACGAAGAAGTAGGCACAGTATATCTTAAATTTGTTGTTGCAACAGAAGCAGACATTGCAGATGCAGAATGTGCAGTTGGTGCGTTTCGTAGTGCAGGATTTAAAGGGCATGTATACTTAATGCCTGTTGGTGGTGTCGAAAGTGTTTACAATTTAAATGCAAAGAACGTAGCACTAGCGGCAATGAAACGTGGCTGGCGGTATAGTGATCGACTTCAAGTTCCCCTCTTTAAAAACGAATGGGGAACTTGATATCATGAAGAAATTTATTAAAAATATATTTGGTATTAAAGAACCAGAATCAATTATTAAACAAGAAATTGTAAAACTTACTCCAAAAGAACAAGCTACTGCTAATAAAGAACCTTGGGTACAGGTATTGGATACTCATGTTAATCAAGATAATATTCGTAATGGATTTTTTGAACTTGACTGGAACGAATACTTTGTGTTAAAATTGAAAGAAGCAGGATATCAAGGCGACTCAGAAGAACTCATAGTTGATAAATGGTTTGGAGAACTATGTAGGAATATAGGAAACGAATCAGATATTAATATGAATCATAGAACTGCAGGTTATATTAATGTAAATAATTTAGGTAATGGAAAAGCAGAGGTTTCTTAATGTCTAAAACATACATTTTAGTAGATACAGCGAATACATTTTTTAGAGCTAGACACGTTATTCGAGGTGATCTTAATGACAAGATCGGTATGAGTCTTGCCACTATATTAGGTAGTGTTCGTAAGGCATGGCGTGATTTTAAAGGAGAGCATGTTGTATTCTTCCTCGAAGGTCGTAGCTGGAGAAAGGATTTTTATGCTCCTTACAAACGTCAACGTACTGAGGCTCGAGCAGCTCAGAGTCCTAAAGAAGCAGAAGAAGATCGAGTATTTTGGGAAACATTTGATCAGTTTAAAGATTTTATTACAAATAAAACTAATACAACTGTATTACAACATCCGCAATTAGAAGCAGATGATTTAATTGGTGGATGGATACAAAGTCATCCTAATGATAATCATGTTGTTGTTTCAACAGATGGCGACTTTGCCCAACTTATTGCACCCAATGTTAAACAATATAATGGTGTAATGCAGATTACAACCACACACGAGGGGTACTTTGATGAAAAGGGTAAGCGTGTTAAAGATAAGAAAACTAATCTGCCAAAAGGTGCACCGGATCCAGAATGGTTACTCTTTGAGAAGTGTATGCGTGGCGATACATCCGACAACATCTTTAGTGCTTATCCAGGAGTACGTGAGAAAGGTACAAAGAATAAAGTTGGTCTCCGTGAAGCATTTGAAGATCGTAAAAGCCGCGGATATTCTTGGAACAATCTCATGCTTCAGCGTTGGTCTGATCACGAAGGTGTTGAACATCGTGTAATAGATGACTATCAAAGAAATGTTAGACTTTGTGATCTTACAGCACAGCCAGATAATATTAAAAACATAATTAAAGAAACTATTGATAAAGCAACTACTGCAGAAAAAAGCATTCCACAGGTGGGAATTCGTTTGTTAAAATTCTGTGCAGAGTTTGACTTGCTAAAAATTAGCGAGCAGATACAAAGCTATGCAGATCCACTTAACGCAAGATATACAATACAATCACAAGTAAACTAATATGAATATTATATCTAAAGTAATTGTTCCAAATAAAGAATGGATAATTGAAGATCAAGGACAAAAAATTGGCTCAGTGGTTAAAATAAAAAAAGGTTACGATTTTTTTAGACATGGCCAGAAAATTAATTTTAAAGATATTGCAGAAATTACACAAAAATTTGGTGCTAATCTTTTTGAAGAAAAGAAAACTCTCAAATTTGAAATAGAACCCATAAGTTATAAAATTTATGATTTTCCATGCAGCTCAAAGCCATTTGGAGCAGTTTATAATGTTAAAAAGAAACTGCCGTTATTTGCCAAAAGTGATAAAAGCAAAAGTCAATATTGTGCAGGGTATTATGTAATTAAATTCCGTAAAGGTTGGGTTAAAAGTTTTTGTCCTAAATTAATTACATTAGAACGCTACCAATTTCATGGGCCGTACAATACCGAAACAGCAATGAAAGTAATGCTAAAACAACTTTTAATAAATTGTGAAACATCTTAATACATTACCTATTGAAGACTTCTTAGATAAGACTCGGATTGCTATTAAAAGTAATCAAAAATCAGTAAATCTAACTATAAAAGAAGCTACAGATTTACAAAACAGTATTAGTTTAGTAATGACTAGACTTAGTGGAAATTTAGATCAAATAATGTCAGAAAATCAATTTCCTAATAAAATTGAAATAAAGGTGGATGGAGGAAAGTTTTAAAACCTGCTAAATATATACGCACTTTTCGGAGATACGTATATAATGTCAAGGCCAAAACCTAAAATTTTATTAGAAATTACTAACAAAAAATCCTTTAAAACTGACCAAGTTTTAGAGTCTGATGCTATTTGGGCTGTGTTCTACAACGATAAACCAATTAATTTAAAAACTACAAGTGTGATTGCACAACAACTGGGTCCAAAATATAAAAAAGTTAGTTTTTCAAATAGTGGACATGCATTTAATCTATCAGAAAAATTAAACAAACTTTTTAATAGCACTGACTTTGCCGTTTATAAATTAACAACCGGCGAAAAAGTCATAAATGAATCCGAAGCATGAAATAACCAAAATTGTACTAGAAGCCAAAGGGCTTATAGCAGATGAAAAGCGGATTAAACAAACTATTCCAATTTGGTGGGTAAATCCGAGAAAAAAAGAAAAAGGTGGACTTAGACTTACTGAGCAAGGGTTTGAATGTCTTCAACAAGCAGATATCAAATACTATGAAATTAGATTTGATGAACCTATTTTTGTTACTAACAAGTTGGCTATTTGGATTGACCAAAATATAAACTGTCCATTTTATTTAAATAATAAGCGGATTTGGGTATTTGGAGAAAAAATGGCTGTCCAATTAATATTGTTTTCTGGTAACATTTCAAAATTTCAAAGAGCTCAAGAAAGATTTACAGAAAAACTAAACAGTACTTGACAAGAGACAAGATCTTTGCTATAATTAACGTACTGTAAAACATGTAGCTTCTACAGTTTTTTAAAGAAAGTTTATTATGGCAGAGAAAATTTCAGCTAATCGCACTGTTGGTCCTAACGAAGCTAAAGCGGCTCTTCGTAAGTGTATTAAAAAACAACGCCCTGTGTTCATATGGGGTCCTCCAGGTATTGGTAAATCCGATATTGTTAAACAAATTGGAAATGAGCAAGAACGTGAAGTTATTGACGTTCGATTGAGCTTGTGGGAACCTACTGATATTAAAGGTATCCCCTACTATAATTCTAATAGCAATACAATGACATGGGCACCTCCGGCAGAATTGCCCACTGATCCCAAATCTACTGCTATCCTATTCTTAGATGAGTTGAATTCAGCAGCACCTGCTACACAGGCAGCAGCGTTCCAATTAGTACTTAATCGCCGCGTTGGCACGTATCAATTACCAAAAGGTGTTAGCATTGTTGCCGCAGGTAACCGTGAAGGTGACAAAGGTGTAACTTATCGTATGCCTAGTCCGTTGGCTAATCGCTTCTTGCACGTTGAACTCCGTTGCGATTTTGATGACTGGCACCAGTGGGCTGTTACCAATCGTGTTCACGAACAAGTTGTAGGTTATTTGGGTTTTGCCAAACAAGACTTGTACGACTTTGATCCAAAAAGTTCTAGTAAAGCATTTGCTACTCCTCGTTCTTGGATGTTTGTAAGTGAGCTATTAGAAGAAGATGATGTTCCGGATAATACGTTGACTAATTTAATTGCAGGTGCAGTTGGAGAAGGTCTTGCTATTAAGTTTATGGCGCACCGTAAAGTTGCTAAACAGATGCCCAAGCCTGAAGATATCCTAGCAGGAAAGATTAAGAAATCAGAAATTAAAGAAATTTCCGCTATGTATTCACTAACTATTAGCTTATGCTACGAGCTTCAAGAAGCTGATCATAAGAAAGTTAAAAATTGGGATTCCATGGCTGACAATTTCTTTGGATTTATGATGGATAATTTTCCAACTGAGCTAGTTGTTATGGGGGCCAAAGTGGCGCTCACTAACTATCAGTTGCCGTTTGATGCATCCAAACTTGTCAATTTTGATAAGTTCCATAGTAAGTATGGTAAGTACATTATCCAAGCAATGGAAGGATAGTAATTGGACCTTTCGAGGTCCTTTTACTTGCTCTTTTTATAAATTGACTGTATAATAGTATTAACAAATTTAGGAAATATCATGACAGTAATGAAGGCAGAGAAACAAAAGTCCCAAGACTGGGGAAGTAATAAAGTATTTTCTCAAGCAGAAAAAGCTAAAATACTTGATAAACTAATTACTGCTCGAGTTGGTTTGCTATTGCGCCATCCTTTCTTTGGCAATCTTGCTACACGTCTTAATATGGTAGATGCCAGCGACTGGTGTAGTACATTGGCTACAGACGGTCGTAACTTTTATTTTAACTATGGTTTTGTAAATAAACTTACTCCTAAAGACGCAGAATTTGGATTTGCACACGAAGTTCTACATAATGTATTTGATCATATGGGACGTCGATTAGATAGAGATCCCCAGTTGTCAAATATTGCAGCCGACTTTGCTACTAATCAAATTCTCAAAGATGAAAGAATTGGTACTGTACCTAGTTTTATAAAAATATTCCAAGATGACAAATATCGTGGAAAAAGCTATGAAGAAATATACAACGACCTTTACGAAAATGCAGAAAAGATTGACATCTGTTCGTTGGGTGAATTGTTAGACGAACACCTTAATGGTGAGGGTGATGACGGCGATGACAATGACGGTGAAGAAATTGACGGCAGTGGTAAAGGCAAAGGTCGTCCTAAACTCACTGCTGAAGAAAAGAAACAGATACGTGATGAGATTAAAGAAGCAATGGTTGCGGCTGCACAGAGTGCCGGGGCAGGTCGTGTTCCAGCAGGTGTTCAGCGTATGATCAAAGACTTTACTGAGCCTAAAATGGACTGGCGTCAACTGTTACGTATGAATATTCAAAGTATTCTTAAAAGCAATTTTAGCTTTAGTCGGCCTAATCGGAAGTCACAACATAGCGGTGCCATTTTGCCAGGTATGATCTATGATGAAACTATTGACGTTTCTATTGCCATTGACATGTCGGGTAGTATTTCAGACAAAATGGCAAAAGACTTCTTGTCAGAAGTTAAAGGCATCATGGACGAGTATGTAGACTTTAAATTAGACTTGTGGTGCTTTGATACTGAAGTATACAATTATGTACAATTTACAGGCGACACCGCAGATGAGATTATGAGCTACGAATGCAAAGGCGGTGGCGGTACTGACTTTGATGTAAACTATGATTTTATGAAAAATCAAGGAATTGAGCCCAAAAAATTCATTATGTTTACA